AAAATGAGTTACAATCAAGAGTTATACAAGGTAGTAGAGCCAATAAAGCTTAACACTTTAAAAAGATTAAATAAATCTAAAAAGTGGAAGTATGGTTACAACAAAGAAAACGATATAGTTGTAATATCAAAAACTGGTATGGTTGGTGAAGTTATAGAAATACAAGGCTTAAAAATAGCTCTACCTAAACAACCTAGTAATATATACAGCTGTAGTAAAGTTAAATCAGAACAAAAGTGGAAACAATTTCCAGCTAAAACTGAATTTAAAAAAATTAAAACAGTATTTGATTGGCAGGAGTATCCTATTGAATTTAAAGAAGAACACTACAGTTATATAGACGAAGAGTTTAAAAGAAGAGAAGAAGGTTTTTGGTTTATGAATAATGGTGAACCAACTTACATAACTGGCACACACTATATGTATTTACAATGGAGTAAAATAGATGTGGGTGCGCCAGACTATAGAGAAGCAAATAAATTATTTTTTATATTCTGGGAAGCGTGCAAAGCTGATAGTAGAAGTTATGGTATGTGTTACTTAAAAAATAGACGATCAGGTTTTTCATTTATGAGTTCTTCAGAAACAGTTAATTTAGCAACGCTTGCTAGCGATAGTAGATTTGGTATACTATCTAAAACAGGTGCTGATGCAAAGAAAATGTTTACTGATAAGGTTGTGCCAATAAGTTTAAACTACCCTTTCTTTTTTAAACCTATACAAGATGGTATGGACAGGCCAAAGTCAGAGTTAGCCTACAGAGTTCCAGCTAAAAAGTTTACGCGTAAAAAAATACGTGAACGTGAGGAGATGGATGATGTACAAGGACTTGATACAACTATTGATTGGAAAAATACAGGTGATAATAGTTATGATGGTGAAAAGCTAAACTTACTAGTTCATGATGAAAGTGGTAAGTGGGAGAGACCTGATAATATAAAAAACAACTGGAGAGTTACAAAAACTTGCTTACGTCTAGGTAGTAGAATAGTTGGCAAGTGCATGATGGGCTCAACTAGTAATTCATTAGAAAAAGGTGGAGATAACTTTAAAAACTTATATAATGATTCAGATGTTACCAAGCGAAACAGAAATGGACAGACTAAGTCGGGATTATATTCTTTGTTTATTCCTATGGAATGGAATTACGAGGGATTCATTGATGAATTCGGACGACCTGTGTTCACTGATCCTAAACAACGATCATTTGATCCACATGGAGTAGAGATAGAACAAGGTGTTATAAACCATTGGGAAAATGAAGCTGATGGTTTACGTGATGACCAAGATGCTTTAAATGAATTTTATCGTCAGTTTCCTAGAACAGAAGAGCACGCGTTTAGAGATGAAACAAAAAATAGTTTATTTAATCTTATAAAAATATACGAACAAATAGATTATAACGAAGGAAATAGAAACACATCAGTAATAACAACTGGTAACTTTCAATGGGTAGGTGGAGTTAAAGATACAAGAGTTGTTTTTAATCCTGAGCAAAACGGTAGATTTAATATAAGCTGGGTACCAAGTGTAAAATTGCAAAACAACGTTATAATTAAAAACGGTGTAAAATATCCAGGCAATGAACACATAGGTGCTTTTGGTTGTGACTCGTACGATATATCAGGAACAGTAGATAATAAAGGATCAAAAGGAGCTTTGCACGGTTTAACAAAGTTTTCAATGGAAGATGCACCAGCAAATACTTTTTTTCTTGAATATATAGCAAGACCACAAACAGCTGAAATATTTTTTGAAGATGTTTTAATGTCGCTAGTATTTTATGGTATGCCGCTGTTAGCAGAGAATAATAAACCAAGATTATTGTACTACTTGCGTAGAAGAGGTTATAGAGGTTTTAGTATGAATAGACCAGATAAGATTTGGAATAAATTATCTGTTGCAGAAAAAGAAGTGGGTGGAATACCAAACTCTAGTGAAGATATAAAGCAAGCTCATGCTGCTGCAATTGAAATGTATATTAACGACCACGTTGGTTTAGTTCAAGATGGTACTTATGGTACAATGTATTTTAACACCACTTTAAACGACTGGTCTAAGTTCGATATAAATAAAAGAACAAAACACGATGCTTCAATAAGTTCAGGCCTAGCTATAATGGCTTGCAATAGACATTTATATAGACCAAATCCTAAAAAAGAAAAAACTAAAATAAACCTTAATATATCCACATACAACAATAAAGGATTTCAATCAACAATAATAAAGAAATAATATGATAGATTATATTGTAAATTTTCCATCTCAAGCTGTTAGTGATTTAGAAAAAATGACAACAGAGTATGGGGAGAAGGTTGCTAAAGCTATAAAACAAGAGTGGTTTACAGATGCAAGCTCTAAATATAGAGAAAATATAACGAACTTTCATAAGTTGAGGTTATATGCTAGAGGTGAACAACCTGTACAAAAATATAAAAACGAATTATCTATAAACGGTGATTTATCTTACCTTAATCTAGACTGGAAACCAGTTCCAATAGTACCTAAGTTTGTTGATATTGTTGTAAATGGTATGGCTCAAAGAAGCTATCAAATAAATTGCTACTCTCAAGATATTCATGGTGTTAATAAAAGAACTGAATACATGGAGTCTATGTTAAGAGATATGCAGGCTAAGGCTTATAATGATGTAGCTAAAGCTAATTTTAATATAGATTTATACGAAAACGATCCTAAAACTTTACCAGATTCAGAACAGGAGCTTGCACTTCATATGCAGCTTGACTACAAACAAGCAGTTGAGTTAGCAGAAGAGCAAGCTTTAAAAGTATTAATGGAAGGTAGTGATTATGATTTAATAAGAAGAAGGTGTTTGTACGACTTAACAACTGTAGGTATTGGCGCTACTAAAACAACTTTTGATTTTACAGAAGGAGCTAGTGTTGAATATGTAGATCCAGCTGCAATAGTTTATTCACACACAGAGTCTCCTTATTTTGATGATATATATTACGTTGGTGAAGTAAAAGAAATACCTATAAATGAGCTTGTAAAAGAGTTTCCAGATTTATCTGAATCTGAAATAAAAGAAATAGTAGATGCATCTGGATCTAGCTACTACGGTACTTATAGAACAAACTCTAACATGGATAAAAACAAAGTAGAAGTTCTATACTTTAATTATAAAACTCATATGAATGATGTTTATAAGCTAAAGAAAACAGGTAGTGGAGCAGAAAAGGTAATAGAAAAAGATGATACATTTGATCCACCAGTTAAAAGCATGGATGGTGAGTTTAGTAAACTAGAAAGAGTAATTGAAACATTATATGAAGGTGTCTATGTTTTAGGTTGTAACAAACTATTAAAATGGAACATGTGCCACAACATGATGAGATCAGAGTCTGATTTTAGTAGAGTTAAAATGAACTACCAAATTGTTGCACCTCGAATGTATCAAGGTAGAATAGAATCTATTGTTAGTAGAATAACTGGTTTTGCTGATATGATACAGCTTACACATTTAAAGTTGCAGCAAGTTATGGCACGTATGGTACCTGATGGTGTTTACTTAGATGCTGATGGTTTAGCAGAAGTTGATCTTGGTAATGGTACTAACTATAATCCACAAGAAGCACTTAACATGTTCTTCCAAACTGGTAGTGTTATTGGTAGAAGTTTTACAGCAGATGGCGATGGTAATCCTGGTAAAGTACCAATACAGCAAATAAACAACGGTGTTAACAGTAATAAAATACAGAGTTTAATAACTACGTATAATTATTACGTACAAATGATACGTGATGTAACTGGTTTAAATGAAGCAAGAGATGGTAGTATGCCAGATAAAAATGCTTTAGTTGGTGTTCAAAAACTAGCCGCAGCAAACTCTAATACAGCAACTAGACACATACTACAATCAATGTTATACTTAACAGCCGAAGTTGCAGAGTGTCTATCACTACGTATAGCAGATATAGTTGAATACTCACCAACAAAAGAAGCTTTTATTCAAGCTATTGGTGCTCACAACGTGGCTACATTAGATGAGTTAAAAGAACTACACTTATACGATTTTGGTATATTTATAGAATTAATGCCAGATGAAGAAGAAAAAGCTATACTTGAAAATAACATACAGCAAGCGTTAGCTCAAAAACTTATAGACCTAGATGATGCTATAGATTTAAGAGAGGTTAGAAATATAAAATTAGCTAATCAGCTTTTAAAAATAAAAAGAAAGAAAAAACAAGAGCGTGATCAAGCTATGCAGCAACAAAATATACAAGCTCAAACTCAAGCTAACAACCAAGCACAGCAAGCTGCCGCTCAAATGGAGATACAGAAGACTCAAGCTAAAACTTTAGCTGAAGCAGAACTAGAAAAAACTAAAAATGAATTAAGAGTAAATTATCTTCAACAAGAGATTGACGCTAAAAAAGAATTAATGAACCATGAGTTTAGTTTAAACTCTCAATTAAAACAAGTTGAAGCCTCAATGTTAAACTCTAAACAATTAGTTGCAGAAGATAGAAAAGATGCAAGAGTTGATAGACAGGCAATGCACCAAAAAGAAATGATAGACCAAAGAAGTAGTGGTAGTTCACTTAAAAAGTTTGAGTCATCAGGTAATGATATACTTACAGGAGGAGCCAACATGGATAGGTTTGGACTCTAATATTTAATATTTTATAAAATTTTATTATGACAGAAGAAAAAGAAAATATAGTTGAAGAAGTAACCGATGAAGTTACTTCTCAAGAAAGTGAAACAACTGAAGAAGTTGTTGAACAACCAGTTGAAGAGGTTGAAAGCAAAATAGATTTATCAAGATTTGATAGCGCAGATAATCCTGATGTTATAAAGATAGATTTAAGTAATCCACCACCAACAGAAGAACCTGTTGTTGAAGAAAAAGAAAAATTAGAAGAAGTTGCTGAGGAAGTAAATCAACCAGTTGTAGAAGAAGTTGTAGAACAAATATCTGAAGATGAACAAGTTGAAGAAGTTAAAGAAGCTGTAGAAGAAGCTGTAGAAGAAGCTGTATCAGCTGGTAAGCCACTACCTGAAAATATTCAAAAGCTAGTTGACTTTATGGAAGATACTGGTGGTGATGTTTCGGATTATGTAAACTTAAATAGAGATGTTTCTAAGATGGATGATTCTGATGTACTAGATGAATACTATAGAACAACTAAATCTCATTTATCTGCAGAAGAAAGAAGCTTCTTATTAGAAGATACGTTTGGTGTTGATGAGGATGTTGATGATGATAAAACTATACGTAAAAAAAAGATAGCCCTCAAAGAGCAAGTTGCCGAGGCTAGAGCCTATTTAGACGGGCAAAAGTCTAAGTACTATGAAGATATTAAAGCTGGAAGTAAATTAACTAGTGAACAACAGAAAGCTATAGATTTCTTTAATAGATATAACAAAGATCAAGAACAACAAATTAAATTAAACGAAGAAAGTAAAAAAGTATTTTTAGATAAAACCAATAATTTATTCAACGACAAGTTCAAAGGTTTTGAATACAACGTCGGAGATAAAAGATATAGGTTTAATGTTAAAGATGTTGATGGCGTAAAGAATACTCAAAGTGATATTAATAATTTTATCAACAAGTTTGTTGGTGAAGATAAATCAACTATTGATGATGCTGCAGGTTATCATAAATCTTTATTTACAGCTATGAATGCAGATGCTATTGCTAAGCACTTTTATGAGCAAGGTAAAGCAGATGCTACTAAAAATAGAATTGTAAAAGATAAAAATATAAATTTAGAACCTAGAAAAACACACGGCGAAACTAATATTGGGGGCGTTAAATAT